CGGACGCCTTTAAATCGCATATCTACTAGGCAAGGGAAGAGTTGAGTCTCTAAATCAAATATTTCTGTTAACTTATCTTTTTTAATTTCGGTTGATAATCGTTTGAATAAATTTAATGTTAAAGAAGCATCTTTTTCTGCATATTCACCTACATATATTGCTGGTAATTTATATAATTCTGCTTTAGCATCTATCCCCCAGTTTTTTGCTACTTCTCTTAATGTTGCTTCGCTTTTTCGTTCTCCTAAATATTCCCAACTCAATGCATTCAATGTGTAACGCATTCTATTTTCATCTACTAAAGAAGCCATGACCATGGTATCGACAATATGTCCATTAACTTTTATTCCATAGGAACGAAGCCAACAGATATCATACATAGCATTATGAAATATTTTAGTTGCCTCAGTTGCACAAACGTCAGAGACCCAATTTAAAATTTTCTTTTTATCTAAATTACCTCCACCTTCATGCCCAAAAGGATAGTATTTACACCAACCATCTACTGCTACAGCAACGCCAATAATTTCTCCATTGCCTATAATAGCACCAGATCCTTTTGATTTTAGATCGGGATCTCTTGTTTCTAAGTCTATGGCTATGAGTTTATATCCACTCAGGTCTGGAAAATTGTCCGGGGCTATCCATTCGGTTTGAGCCTCGAACATCATGTTCTAGCTTTCCACTTTTTATAACCTTCTATCCATGTTTCTTGTTTTTCTTTCTCGTCTTTATAATCTCTTTCAATAATCATATCTATAAAATGTTTAGCTTTTAACAAATCTTGCTTTCCTCCTTTATCTTGATGTCTTAAGATGTATTTAATAACGCATCCTTCAGGATAAAGCAACTTATTCTCGACGACAAAGCGACTCGGCTGAATTTTATATTTTAAATAGTGTTTTCCACCGATCTGTTTTTCGTATACACTCACAACCGGTATCCTTTTCTCTCTACTTTTGCGTTCAACAAATATAAATTTTGTTTGGCACGAGTAATTGCCACATACCATACTCGGTGCTCTTCGTCTTGTTTTTCAGGATTATTTTCTACGGATTTTCTTATTTTATTTGTATTATCTAAAATAACAATAACGTTAATTTCTTCATCTCCTTTTATAGTGTGTATAGTTGATAATTTAATTCTTGCATCTTGACTTAATTTTTCTCCATTGCCTAGCATTGCTCTAATATATAATTTTTCATTGAGGCTGGCTTTGGTAAATGCATCAAACCAAACTATATTAGAACTAAAACCCACGTCTTTTATTTTAATAAGTTCTTGATTCTCGAATTGTTTTTCATTAAAATCTTTGTCCAAATATTCGAATACATCTTTGGTTTCTGGTAAGGTTAAACCTTCGTTTTTTGTCCAACGAGTCCAGTTCACAACATTTCGGTAAAGTTTTTGATTATAACTTTTGCCAAACTTGGTTTCGAAGTATAAGTTTTTTTTCTTTAATCTGTCAGCCATTTCATCTAACTTGTTTTTTGATCGTCCTAAAATAAGCCATTCATCTTTTGATAAATCTAAATTATCTATGGAATTAATTTTTTCGGCTTGTCCTTTAACAATATTTCCGTTGTCATCTTTCCTAGGATGCCATATCTTAAGTATTCTTCGTTCCTTTGGTATTCTTGAAATAATAGTATTAGCATATTCTTGAACAAGTTCTGGAACTCTTCTAGACTGTGGAAGAATTTCTTCTTCTGCCGGTTCATTAATAAATCGTTTAACGTCTGCTCCAGCCCATTCAAAAATAGCTTGATCATCATCTCCTGCTAAAAAAATATCCGTGGATTTTGTTTTAAGAATATCAAACATTTTCCACTGAATAGGAGATAAGTCTTGAGCCTCGTCGATAAAAACAACATTAAAGGTAGGGGATTTATCAGACTCTTCAATGAATCTGTTTATCATTTCGGTGTAATCCATTAATTTATTTTTGTCTTGGTAATTTTTTAAATTAATTTTAATATGATTCAGTGTGATGTAATCAATTTTTCGTGAATAATTATTCGTATTAAACTCAGATTCTATGTTTATGTCTTTAACTCTAGCTTTATTGATTAATGAAAAATATTCAGAATCACAGTTTAAATAACCATTGTTTTCTTCTTCATTGTACTTTGTATATTTTACGCGCACGCCTGTTAGTCTACCTATTTCTTCATAATGTTCTGGTTGCATTACACGATCTTCACTCAAGCCTAATGTATGAAAAGAAAAAGAATGCAGGGTTTGAAAAAATTTTAGGTCTGATTTTGTAAGGTCAGATGAAACATCTTTAAAATTATCATCTTCAAGAAAGGTATCTCTTGCATTGTAGGCCGCTTTTCTTGTGAAAGCAAAATAACCAATGCGATGGAGTGGAGTTCCTTTTTTTATGTACTCTTTTACATGATTCAATAAGGTAAAGGTCTTTCCTGTTCCAGGTGGTCCTAATATTTTTTTGATCATATAAGATTATCCGTTCCTTTTATATCTATAAGTTCGTCTTCAATCTTTTCTTCTTTAAATTTATCTATTTTTACTTTAATTACTTGAAGAGGATCATTAGATTCTTTTTCTTCTTTTTTCTTAGGAAATCGTTTTGGACCAAACTCGCCCAATATTTTTTTATTTGTTTTAATCATATGGGCTGTTTGTTGAGTTTTTATTTTCCATTCTTTATTTTTTAAGGTATCGAAGAAAGGCTCGAATTTAAAGTAAGCATACTCCTCTTCCCATAAAGTTGATCCACTTTTAAAAGCAATATTCGTTTCTGCTTTTGGTCCATTGATATATTCTTTCATATAATTAAATAATTGTCCTTCTGGACTTGTTTCTTCAGGTGGTTCGATATCGTCCAGTTGAGAATTAAATAAATTATCTAATATTTCTTGATAAATATCTCCTTTTTGCATAGGAGGAACAAAATTTGCAGCAACACCAATGATGTTTCTCATTTTTCTTTGATCGGTTATATATTCTATGGATTTAGCATGGACTTGCTTGACTTTTTCACCATCAGGACATGCAACATTAAATGTATATTCTGGATCAGGTCTGTAATTTATTTTTTGTAGGCCAGATAATGCAGGAAAAGCTTTTCTATGATCGGAGGCAATGCCAAATTTTCTTTTTACACATTCAGATTTCATGCAAAAATTAACGATCGGTTCTTCATTGCATAAATGTCCTTTTGTTTCTTTTTTCCATCCTTTAATTTTAAAGCCTACATAATTATCGTCCCATTTTTGATCATAAATAAAATATTCTCTTGCCGCTTGTTTGACTCTATCTTCCCAATTATCAGGGTATTTCTTTTTGGCGAAAACCATGTAGTTATATAAAAATCTATCTCTATCATCTTTTAATTTTCCACCATTTTGGCATGCTCGAGTTATAGCTTGTAAGCAAGGAGGACCTTCATTAAATTCTTCTGCGCCTCCTTGTAATACAGCTTTTATATGAGTCAGTGAAAAATTTTCTAGTTCCTCTTTTGATTTTAAATTTGTATTAATAACTTCTATGAATTGATCAAAGGTAAATTCTGTTCCATCAAAATTTAAAGCACATCGTTCTGTTTTTTTATAATAAGGAAGATTAATGAAATGTCCGTTTTGAAGGTTACCTTTATCATCTTCGCCTAGCTCTGTTTGTTTTGGAAAAATTTCTGTTTTAGCCTTGAGACCAAAAGTAAATAATAGAGTACTTAAAAAATTTCTTATAATGGTTGCTTTGATTGGTTCCTTTAAAAAGACATAAATATGTAATCCTCCACTTTTAGACCTGCAGGGAATGACAGGAATATTATGTTCTTTTATTGTGTCTAAATATTTTTTAGGACTGAAGTTTTTATAGTGATCAATATCAATGGCTCCGAATTTTGCCATGCCTTCATCATCACAAGGTTGAATTCCTATAGATTTTTTACCGGATAAATGTTCTAAATAATTTTTTTCTTCAATAGGTTTTGAAGACCAGCCATAATCTCCCGGTTTTAGTTTTAATTTTCCAGTTTCAGGATCCGTATATCCTTTTTCAATTCTAGCGAATCCAAAGTTTCTTTTTAGTCCTGTAAAAATCTCTATAAATTTCTTTTCCATCATCAATTCCATTTTATACGCCGGGCGGTTAACTCTCGCGCCCCGCCCAGCTTTCGTATACGCACGTAACGAAACTTAGAAATGAGTTTTCGTTTGCTTTTGGGCAGTATCCCCGTGCTTAACTTTAACGTCTCCTTTAGAAACGTTTTCAGCAAAGGTTTTAGCTTGTTGGTACAAAGTAGTATCCTGTACAGGACCTATTTTGCTTACTTCCCAACCAAACCATGTACCTTTATCATTAGACTGTTGTATAGTCTTTAACTGATAAATGTGGCTAAAAGATGCCGGAGTAAATAATCCGTTCTTACCTTTAAGCCTGATTCCTGCCATCATACTATTCCATTTTCTACTAATTTTTAATTGAGTAGATTTCATAGCAATCAAAGCAGTTGATGAAGTTTGACCATTGACAATTACAAAGTGACTAGCAGTTCTTTCAATATAGTTGCCATTAGGCAATCTATCTTTAAAAGAAGCGTCTCTTGTAGTTTTTGTCATGACATCACTAGATGATGAGTGAATAGCAACAGGAGCACCGGAGCCTTCGCCTCGATCTCTCCATTCAATGTATTCCAGTTTGTAATGACATGGAACTACTTGAATGCCTTTTGCACCATCGTACAGGTCTCCTGTAACGGAATTGAAAATCATGCCAGGTTCTGCACCTTTAACATATTTA